ACAGGTATACATATCTGATCTAGGTGGTGACGAAGCGGATCAATTGAATTGGCGCACAGTCAGCTATGCTAGTCCGTTTATGGGATATACTACTAATCCCAACACAGCAGACACAGCTAATGCTTTTGAAAGTGTCACGCATACCTATGGTATGTGGATGGTGCCACCTGATATTGGCGTACAGGTCATAGTATTATTCATAGCAGGTGATCCATTGCGCGGTTATTGGTTGGCTTGTGTTAATCCTAATCTCAGCCATCACATGATTCCTGCTCTGGCTGGTAGTCCTAACGCCATAGGAAATAAAGGAGCTCCGGCTCCCGTAGTTGAGTTTAATGAAAATGTCACAGAATATGTTACTAACCCAGCATTCTATAATCTATCAAAACCCATACATAAAATACAAGCTGGGATCTTAAAATTACAGGGGTTAGATCAAGATCCTGTGCGTGGAGCGATATCTAGCTCAAGCCAACGTGAAACTCCTAGTCATGTATTTGGTATCAGCACACCAGGACGCCCACTAAACGATCCATTTGATGATTTGAATTACCTCACTAAATTAAATTCAGATACACTACCACCAGAATATTACAAGGTTAAATCACGTAAAGGTGGACATACATTTGTCATGGATGATGGTGCGACCTTAGGACAGGATCAACTAGTCAGATTACGTACTGCTGGTGGACATCAGATCCTCATGCATGACAGTGCTAATACCCTATATATTTCGCATAAAGACGGTACCAGCTGGATCGAATTAACCAGTGACGGTCGAGTTAACGTCTACAGCCAAGGGGCATTCAGTGTCCGTAGTGAAAGCGATATAAATCTACACAGCGACAAAAATATTAACATCAATGCCGCAAATAATATTAATTTAAAAGCTGGTAATAAGATACAAGCAGAATCGACTCGCACAACGCTACTAACAGGTAGTCTAGGAGTTGAGGCAAGTGGTGATGCGGAGTTTAAAACTGGAAGTCGTTTTAATGTAGAAACGGGTGCCAGTATGAGTCTTAAAGTAGGATCAACTTATGCTCTTGAGGCACAGACTATTCTAAACAACAGTGGTGGTACTGTGGGCGTAGGACAAATCAAAGGTTTTGTTATTGCTAATAAAGATCTAAACACCATTGTCACAGTAGCGCCAACACATGAGCCATTTTATCGTGGAGTTACTCCAGCGTTCTTTAACCCTGAGAATGCTGATTCTGGTATTACTCCGCAGGCTACTTACACAGGCGCTGTTGATGCAACTAAAAATCTAGCAGGATCCGAAGTCAAAGTTCCAGCCGGCACGAAAGATATTCGTGAACAGCTTAAGGTTAATGCCACAGGCACAGTGGGTAATCTGAGTAAAGATCAAACGACAGCATATCTGGCACAGGTAGGTAAAAGCGAAAGCGGTGGTGATTATACTAAAGTTAATCAATTGGGTTTTGTAGGCAAATACCAATTTGGTTATCAAGCATTAATCGACGGTGGGTATGTGAAATCATCAGTTACCAGTTTAGCACAATTAGACAATCCTAATTCATGGACAGGCAAAGATGGTATCACTGATAAGAGTGCTTGGCTTAGCAATGGCAGTGTGCAAGAATCAGCTATGTTAACCTATACACAGACTAATTATACCCGCATGATTTCCAATGGTGCAGTTACAGCAGATATGCCGCCCGAAGAAGTTGGTGGTATGTTATCTGTGGCTCATTTACTAGGACCAAATAAAGGAACACCTAGTCGTCCAGGTGCACTAGGGTGGAGACAAGGATTAGGTGGAGCTGATGCTAATGGTACAACCGGAGACACTTATTTCCAAAAAGGCAAGTTTGCTATCAGCGTACTGGCGCCACAAGTACCCGCAGTTGCCGCAGGATAAATATCTATATGGCTATCATGTACAGAGGATTTTCTACAATAGGGCGAGATCGCAAATTCCGCCTTACGGATTTTGAATTGGTCAAACAGGATCTAATCAATCATTTCTACATCCGCAAGGGTGAAAAACTGATGAATCCTGACTTTGGTACTATTATCTGGAACGTAGTACATGAGCCCTTAACAGAAGATCTAAAAAGTGTCATAGTTACCGATATTAAAGCCATCGCCGATTATGATCCTAGGATTTCAATCGACAATGTAGTGATCACTGAATACGATCAAGGTATCCAAGTAGAATTACAACTACGCTACGTGCAGACAAATCAGACTAATTTATTAAATCTACAGTTTGACAATCAGAACAACACACTTACCGCTGTTTAATTAACTACCCACTTATTTTTCCTGATAAATACATTATAACAGGAAACTATCGATGGCAATTTCTACAAGACAAAGCAGTTTACTAGTCGCAGAAGATTGGACTAAACTATATCAAACGTTCCGTAATGCGGATTTCCAAAGTTACGATTATGAAACTCTGCGCAAGAGCATGGTTGATTATCTCCGAATCTACTACCCAGAAGATTTCAATGACTTCATTGAAAGTAGTGAATTCATTGCCCTAATAGATCTTATTGCTTTCCTAGGACAAAGCCTAGCATTTCGTGGCGATTTAAATGCTCGTGAAAACTTCATCGATACAGCACAGCGCCGTGACAGTGTATTAAAACTAGCACGCCTAATTTCGTATAATCCTAAACGTAATATTCCCGCAAGTGGACTACTAAAAGTTGATTCAGTCAGCACCACCGAAACTGTGTTTGACAGCAACGGTTTAAATCTATCAGGACTAGTGATCAATTGGGCAGACAGTGCCAATGACAATTGGCAAGAACAGTTCACCGCAGTGGTTAATGCTAGTCTTAACAGCAATCAAGCTGTAGGCAAACCCAGCAATAGCCAACTGCTTAATGGTATCACTACAGATGAATATCAGATCAACCTAGTACCAAACTTAACAGCTACCTATGCGTTCAGCGCCGCTGTTGAAGGTAGTCAAATCTCTTTTGAAGCAGTTAGTCCAACATCAGCAGGCCAATCATACATTTATGAAACTGCTCCTCGACCAAATGGTAGCTTTAATTTGTTATATAGGAATGACAATCTGGGCAACGGCAGCAATAACACCGGTTTCTTCTTGTATTTCAAGCAAGGTGGACTACAAAGCATAGATATTAATTTCCAAGAAAGCCTACCTAATCGTGTTTATAATTTGAATGTTAGTAACATCAATAACACTGATATCTGGTTATACAGCTTAGATAAGAATGGCAACTTCAGCACACAATGGACACAGGTTCCTAGTGTGGGTGCTACTAATATCATCTATAACAAAACAACTAATAAGAATATCTATCAAGTTAATACACGTGCAGGTGATCAAGTTGATTTGATCTTTGGTGATGGTGCATTCGCTAATATTCCTCAAGGACGCTTCAGACTTTACTATCGCGTAAGCAACGGGCTCAGTTATAAAGTTTCGCCAGACGAGCTACGTGGTATAGTTATTCCTATTAATTATGTCAGCCGTATCGGACGCACAGAAACTATCAACGTCCGTGCTAGTCTACGCTACACAGTGACCAATGCCACAACACGTGAAACAGTTGAGGATGTCCGCCAAAAAGCACCACAACAATACTACACACAAGATCGCATGGTAACAGGTGAAGATTATAACATCTTACCTTATACATTATTCAACAACGTATTAAAAGTCAAAGCAGTTAACCGTACAAGTTCTGGTGTGTCACGCTATCTAGATGTTATTGATACTACTGGTAAGTATTCATCAACTAATATTTTCTGCCAAGATGGTATTTTATACAGAGATGATCCTACTAGCTCATTTAATTTTAGTTTCAATACTACAAATGATATCTATAGAGCGATCAACAATCAGGTTAAGCCGTTAACATCAACTAAAGAGATGTTACAGTTCTTCTATGCTACTTATAATGCCATTGGCGTAACTAACACCTATTGGAATAAATCATTAGACGATGTTGGAATCACCGGATACTTCTACGATGATACAGACAAGATTCTACAAGTTGGGCAGTATGTTGCTGACAGCAAGAGCTACATCAAGCAAGGTGCAATTATAAAATTCTCAGCAGGTACAGGAAAATATTTTGACGCTCGTAATACTATACAAACAGGTACTCCTCGTAATAGTGGCGACAAATATTATATCTATGCTGAAGTTATTCAAGTATTAGCAGATGGCACTAACAGCGGTGAAGGTAATCTAGCCAATGGTAGCGGTCCAATAACACTGAATCAAGTAGTACCAACTGGTGCAGAAGCTGTTCGAGTGTTTCCAGTATTTAATAATGAATTCTCTAGTACTGTTACAGCAAACCTAGTAGAATATATCCAAGCCTATAAAGACTTTGGTCTACGTTATGATGTCGTTGATTCTCAATGGACTATCATCTTGCCAGAAGACATGAATACAGGTAACTTCAGTTTAGGCTATGCTGGTAATAACAGTGCTAGCGGCCTTGACAGCAGTTGGTTGATCCGGTTCCAAACCGTAGGGCAAACTTATACGGTATACTACAGAGGTCTCGAATACATATTTGAAAGCGTGAGAGAAACTAATTTTTACTTTGATGATCGTGTGAAGATCTATGATCCACGTACTGGATTTGTCGTAAAAGATCAAATTAAAGTTTTAAAAGTCAACACTAATCCAGATGATACTAATTCATTAGCATTAGACTATGTCTGGCACATCTATGACAACATAGTTGAAGTAGACGGATATACGAATCCAAGCAAGATATTAGTTACGTTTCCTGACAGCAATGATGATGGTATCCCAGACAATCCAGAACTATTTGAACTATTAGTGAGCCCAAATACCAACTCTGATGAGAAATATGTCTATTTCCAAAATACCTATGGCTATGACAATTTCGTCATACAGACTCCTGTCAGCAATAGCCTAGTTGTCAGTACCTATGCTACACTAACTGCGGCGCAGGCAGAAGCAACGATTTATCAAGACGGACAATTATTTTATATAGTCCCAACTGACACATTCTATCAATTAACTATAAGTGGTTCAACCTACACACTAAATGCTGTTATTGGCTATACAGCCAAAGTTGGCCGCCAGGATCTATATTTCCAATATCGCCACAGTAGTCCAAATAATCGTCGTATCGACCCAAGCCCAAATAATATCGTTGACTTGTATATTCTTACCAAAGCCTATGCCACAGATTATCTTGCTTGGATACAGGATACAACTGGTACGGTGACAGAACCAACAGCACCTACTCCTGAAGTATTAGGCGTGGAGTATAGCAGCTTAGAAAAGTACAAGAGCATCAGTGATACTATCATTTATAATCCTGCAAAATTTAAACCTATCTTTGGTGACAAAGCAGAAGCCGCATTGAGAGCTACATTTAAAGTAGTTAAAAATACCAGCGTGGTAGTCAGTGATAATGATGTCAAGACATCAGTAATCGCTGCAATTAATACATATTTTGATATCGCCAACTGGGACTTTGGTGAAACATTTTACTTCAGTGAATTAAGTGCTTATCTACACAGCGTTCTAGCACCTAATATCGCATCAGTGACTATTGTGCCAATCAGTACTAGCGAAACATTTGGTAGTTTATTGCAAATCAACGCAGAATATAACGAG